CGCTGTGAAGCGGCCTCTTCTCACCTTGCGGTGGCACATGCTACTGTAAGTAACATGGAGTCTCTAATCTTATTAGATTCGTGCATGTTGCACCAGGGATTCCCCCTGTCCTAGGAGAACGACAAACATGCCATCATCTTTTGGAGGTCTAAACAAATCAATATCTGTCCGAGTAAAACAGGGCGATATTGTTGGTGCTGCTGGATTTGACCAGTTGATAACCAATAAATTTGGTTCATCAACGAAGCATTACTCTTCCACTTATGTGAAAGAGATCCACAACACAGCGAAGGCGGCGGGAAACAAGTTTGCTCCCACCAACTATCGTAGTTTTGTAGCAAAGCATGATATACGTAGTTTCGATATCACTGAAACTTACTATAACAAGCTTTTGGGCAACCCAACCTACCGATCACAAGGTAGGCGAAAGTTAGCTCAAGACTCCTTAATGTACACAGGTACACTGCTGTCCAGTGGACGGCCGTGGCCCAACGTACCAGAGAACCTAGTCAATCGGGTGACGACACAAGCGCTTAACAACGCTCATGATCAACACATCGACATAGCCACAACTATTGCAGAGTCTAAGAAGACCTACAATGAATTGGTTAGCTTGGTAAGACAAGTTGCTTTAAGTTATAAGCAGCTTCGTCGTGGCAACTGGAACGCCGCACTTCGGATCATAACTGGATCCAAAGTCGGGAAGGGAGTTAACAAGAACCCTTCCAACGCTTGGTTACAATACCAATATGGTATTATGCCTATTATGCGTGACGCCCAGGGGCTGGTTTCTTTGCTCAATGCCTCCTTCAAAGCTGAAGGAGCACACTTTGTAGCAAAGTCGTCAGCAGTCGAATCAGTATTTTTGCTACCAACGATTCCTCCCACTAGCTGGAAACAGTTTAGTGAGGTTCAGTCGTTGAAGTACGGTGCCACAGCGAAGTACTATTTTCGCATCGATGACACTGTACTGGAGATGCTAACCAACGCGGTTAGTTTGCAGCCTTTGACAGTTATATGGGAACTTCTTCCATATAGCTTCATCGTTGATTGGTTCTTTCCAATCGGCAGCTTTCTCCAGGCAACAAATGCTACTGTAGGCTTGACATTTTCAGATGGTTACATCGGTCGAAAGTCGACCTTTGATTACCGTCTAAGCTACTGGCCAATCTTTAACCCTGCGAATTCTATCACAGGTAGATTACCAGAATCGCACATACGCAACGTGTGTATGGCGCGCACTAGGATTTCTTCTTTTCCTAGTGCGAAGCTTTACGTCAAGTCCCCGTTCTCCGGTTCACACGTGACTAGTGCACTTGCACTTCTCACCAACCTCAGAAGGTAGCAATATCGCTACCTGATCACCTTAAATG